CTTGCCTCAATTGGTTTTATTGTTGTAAATTCAACATTGCCATTTGCTTTAGCTACAATTTCATCAAATGGATAATTTGCACCTGGGCATCTTGTATTGTTTAAGTCTTTATGTTTTTTTACATCTGTAATACCATATTTATTTTTCAAGTATGTTACTAATTCAATTATAGCATTCTTTTGTGCTTCTGGCATTTGCTCTACATCGTAATTTCCTTCTGCACAGATACCAATTGAAATTGAATTATAGCCATAAGCGTGAGCACCAACTGCATTTTCTTCTCTTCCACGATAAATAGTACCATCTTTTCTTACGAAGAATTGATACCCTATTTTACACCAACCACGATTTTTATGCCATCTGTCTATATCTTCAACTGTGCAATTAGTTGCATAAGCATGATGCAATACAATTAAAGTAGTTTTTGACCTAATTTGTAATGTTCCAATTGTCTCGAATACTTTTTCTACAATATTCATATTTTCCTCCTTTTCAAAGAAAAAAGCCCTAAAATACGACGCACGATATTCGTTTTTAAGGCTTTTATTTTTTTTATTAATATACTTTTATGTCTTGTTTTTTATACATTTTCATCTTCTGACTTGTTTTCTAATTTTTTCTTATAATCTATATTAGATTTTCTTAATATACCACCCAAACAAGTTGAAACTGCTCCTAGTATGATTAAAATTACATCTGTATTTGCTACTTTTAATGCATTCAATATAGTTCCAATCATTGTGATGAAGAATGGTAGTACTACCGATGAAATCCAAACCAATACATCATAAACCTTATTTGACATTTTCATATTTATACCTCCTATAATTTCCCTTCTTTTTGTAGCTTGGCTACTGCTTCGTGAACGTACGAATTTAATTTTAGTTGATTTGTATATATATCATATTGCTTATAAAAATGCTTTTTAGTAGTATCATCAATTTCGTGCCCTTGCTTGATCCTTCCTATTACTAAAATTATAAAATTCGTACATATTTGTGCTAGCATTTCTGTATTATATTCTTCTACTGAATTTTTAATTATTGATAAATCCTTTTTGAACGTATCTAAATCTTTTAGCATTTGTTCATCGTGTTCATCACTATATCTTTTGCTCTCTTCCAACAATTCATTTTGACTTTTTATTTTATTATTCGTTTTGTGCGTTATTATTGCTATTACAATTGTACTTATAGCACTAATCGCACTTGTTACTATTGCTGACAAATCCATTTTGTATCTCCTTTTCAAATCACTCCTTTAAAATATTTTTTTGTTATTTATAACCTTCTACTCTTAATACTGATATTTGATTTGAATTATATTTAACATTTCCACTGCTTTTTATATTTGTTATTTTTGAATATTTGAATTTTAATAATTTATTTTGTAATAGATATCTTGCTGTCTTTATTTTGATATCGCCATCGTCATACGGCGTCAATGTACTTAAAATAACATCTTTATTAAATGGCTTAGCTACAATAATAGAATTATTAAAATGCATTTCAGAGTCTTTAAAATATATGATAATTCTTTCATATTTATTAATATCCTCATTTAATACGATATCATTTTGTATACCATCACTGTTATCAAACAAAATTGTTGGTTTTGCTTGTATTGATCCTTGTTTGCAATATTGCAAATTACTTCCATTATTTGATTCATAAGCTCCATTCCAGAATGCTAAATTTTCTGCAGTAATAAAATTCACTCTTGTATCTTTATTATTATATTTTAAATGTGCAGAATCATCATTTATTTCTAATATCCCACGATTGTTTAAATCAGAGCTGATTACTCTATGTTCTAAAACTCCGTTATTTATTACTAGCACCCAAGTGCTCGTTTTGTTTTCAGTTTCAAGACTTTGTTTAATTCCTGACCAATTACCATTAAAATTTGCTTCTTCATTATTTGCTTCTACTATCCATTTGTTAAGTTTAGAACTATATATTCCGTGCTTTATTCCATCGCTATCTACACCTAATAATATTTGAGTATTGGTATCACTTCTCTTCACTGAAAAAATAGCTTGTGTATTCTTATTTGATGTTACATTAACATTGCCTTCTAAATTAATATCATTATTTTCATCTTTTTTAATATATGGAGTTAACTTATTATTGATCATTTGCTTTAAGTCGTTTTGATTATCAATATTTCCTGTAATTTTACCCCAATCAATATTTTCAACTTCACTTGTTTTGCCTTTAGGTATTTCAAAATTAAATATAGCGTTATTTTCATCTCCAACATTAGTAACTTTAGCACCTTGATTGTATTCAACTGTTTTCACTTCGCCTACTTGTATTGTTCCACTTTTTCCTTGTTCTCCTCTAGGATATATATTTCCTGATATTTTTGAGCTTGTTGATATATTTCCGTTTAGATTAGCACTTGAAACATTTCCTTCTATATTTGGCATTATGCTTCACCTCCAATTTTTGCAGGATATACAATGAATTTTTTAGGACCATTTTCGTCGTATCCAATAATTGTTGTAGATTCGTTTAATGAAATATCATACCAATATACAATCTTTTTATCTGTTTTTGGAACAAACTCAGTATCCGTTTCATTTAATGTAATTACTACATTATTATTTTGATTTGAAACAATAGACTCTTTCTCTAACAAAGTATTCTGATTATATCCGTTTTTGTTATATATTCTAAGTTTAATAATATCTCCCGCTTCAAACTGATATTTACCATCATTAGCCGTTAAATTAATATTAGCTTTATCTCCTCTATTGATTTCTATTGTTTTTTCATTATCAATTTTAATCATATAAATCTCCTTTCTAAAAATTAGAGTAACCATATACATTTAGTGTTGCTATTATTTTTGCTGTTCGTTCTGCACAATTTCTATTATTTGCATAAATATTATTTCTTATAAAACCTGGTAAAGAATTAGGCTTTATTAAAATTCTTTGTGTATGATTATTATTTAAGTCTAAAACATCTTTTATATCATTTGTTTTTACTTTTTCTATAATATGTTCTGAATCTACTGCAGTCCAAGCCGTCCATATATTTGATGTTATTTTCCCTTGATTTCTTCCATTAAGAGTCTTCCACGATACACCATTAACTTTTATAATTTTAGACTGTTCATATCCTAAATCAGATTGCCAATACCATTCAGATATAGCATTTAAATCTTCTTTAAATACTGATAAATCTCTTAAATATCCCCAAACCGATGTATCATTGTTTCCATTTTCATCAGTATAATGCCATTTTATTGGTTGATGAGATAATTCAATATTTGCTGACACCACTGTAAATCCCTCTGGTATTGATACATTAAAATTAATTGGAATTGATATATTCTCATCTTTATTATATAAAGTATCACACCCACATAATCCAAAGTTATTATTGATCCCTTGAAATTGTAAATTAGTTAATAATCCTTTTTCACTTATAACTTTAGCTCCATTAAACAAATTAACATTTCCTTCTTTATCTACTTTAAAATTCTTTGTATCAATCATGCCTTCTTTTAAATTAATTTGCATACCTACATTGTTTTTAATATAGTTATTTGATGTAATCATTCCAGATTTTATGGAATCTCCACTAATTTCAGTAGTTGTATTTGTTGCTCTGTCTAAGTATGTAACAGCTCTATCAGATGTTGTTATCACTGTTCCTTTTAAAACATCTAAAGTATTTTCTGTCTGCTTAGCTATGCTACCAGCGTATTCTAAAGATGTTACAAAGTCTGCTTTATTGTATTTTCCATCTTCTCTACCAATTTGACATATCAATAAAGTACCATCTTCTTGAATATACCAATCACCACTTTTATATGGTGGTGATGGAGTAATTGTAAATATCTTTCTTTCATTTCCATCAAGGCTTTCATTTGTTAATGCCATTGCTTTTCTTAATGTTTCATCATTAAGTATTTCCCATTCTCCATTTTCTTTAAATTGATAGATGCTTCCTTTTGTTTTAGAATAGAAAATATCGCCATAATGTTCACTCTTATTTTCCCAATTTATATATGGTTGATTTAATAATGTTGGTTTATCCTCATTAAAAAACCAGAGTGAAATATCACCCTGGCTTGTTAACAAGTCTTTTAAATTTATTGCTAATGAGCTTAAAAACGAATTTAAGCTATTATTTGTTTTAGTAATAGTAGTATTATTACTTTTTGTAGTTTGAATTAAATTAGCCAATCTACGCTCGACTTCTTGCCAATTAGAAATCCTTGGAATCATTCCTATACCTCCTTAATAATAAATAGTATTATTAGCTACTTTAAAGCCTTTTATTTTTCTATAAATATCTGTTTTTTTATCTGAATCTATATCCAAATCTTTTATATAATTGTATAGATATTCTCTGTCTTCTGCTCCAACTTTATATTTAGTAGCATATAATAAAACTTTTTCTTCTGATTTCATATCTGAATTTATCAAATATTCTTCTAATTCTTTTTTATTTTCGATTTTTTGTGCTTTATAATTTAAGTAACTATTTATATTAATTGCATCTTTTAGCGAATTATATATTCCATCTTCTTTTCCAATTGTTGAAGAATATAATATTTCTTTTGTTTTATCTGATAATTTGCTTTTTCCTAATATGTCGGCTTTTTCTTTGGTTGTTTCAGCATTTGTTGTCATACCCACATATTTAAAATAATCATCTACTTTTCCCCCATATTGTGATTTGATTTGAGCTTTAGAATATTTATATATATCACTAATTGCTTTTACTTTTTGTTCATCATTCATTTCTTTATATTCTGGCGAACTAGTTAAATCTGATAATACTTTATAATTAATTTCTCCATACATCTTTTTCAACTTTGAATATTGCTCGTTTGATAATCTATATTTTTCTTTATCAATATTTAAAACTTTATCAATTGAATTGCTTGGTAATACTGATTTATCTAATGTTTCGTCATATAGTTTAGATATTTCTTTATTTGTCGGATTATTTTCATTGACTTTTTTACTGCTCCATGGAAATACTCCAGCATTCAATCCTTTTTCTATTATATTTCCTTCGTTTTCAACATCTTTTCCCCAAATATCTGTTTTTGTAGGTAATGTTTGTCTTAATCCTGGTATTTTAGATTTTATCTGATTTCCTAAAGTGTCTAGTGCTTTTGGAAGTGGGTCACTTTCTGTCGATGTTGTACTTCTTTCCTTATCATCCAAAGTTTTAGCTACTTGTCCTAAAACAGTTGGTACAAATTGTCCTACATAACTTTTAGTTGCATTTAGTCCTAAATTTTCTAATCCTTTATTTCCTGATGCATAACTTTGTAAAGTACTTGTTAATCCTGAAATCATACTCATTTCGCTTAATGGATTCATTGCCGTTGCCATAGAATTTAATATTTTAGTTGCAGATTTAGCAACTTCAGGAGTATTATTCTTTTCTCCTTTTTCTTTTACTTTTTGGCTGGCTAATTGATATAATTCTGAGCCCATAAAAAGAGGTATTCCTGTTGGAGCTAACCAATCTAAAGAATATGTCTTTTCTCCTACTTTTAACGAGTAATTTTGCTTTCCTTGTGCTGATTCAAAATTATTTTTGTCTTGGTCATCACCGCCACTTGCTTTTAATATTCCCGCTTCAGTTAAAGCATAACCTAATAATGCAATTCCTGTTCCAGTTAATCCTTTTGATATACCATCTATATATTCATGAACATTTATTTTCCCTTTTCTTAAATTAATTGAACCTCTTGTTAATGAATCCAATAGTCCAATTGGAGAGTATTGTATACCTTCAACTGCAACATTCATTGGAGTCTTTTTAAATGGTAATATAGCTCCAGTAGCAAACCTCGTTAAGTTATTTTTTCCTTCAAATTGACTTATTGCACTTGCAATTGCATTGTCTTGATGAAATGTTGCTTCTTCTGCTTGTCTAATTGCGAAGTTACGAGCTTTTGCTAATTGTGCATCAGTAATATTATCAACATCAATATTATTTGCTGTTATATATTGTGCTAACGCTTTAGGATACATTGCTTTTAATCCCCAACCATCTTCTGCTTCTAATGCCATATCATTGAATTCCATTAGTTTTCCGATGGTCTTATTCATAAACTCTGATTTAAATACTTTTTGATTTTGCTCAATTCTTGATTTTGGATTGTATTTGTTTTCTGTTAGCCCTAATCTATCTAATACATTTTCAATATCTGCTTTTGCGAATTCTTTAGTTTTCTTATCTGCTATCTTAGTAGTAAATTGTCTATCATCGGAGCTTCGTAATACAATATCTTCAATAGTTCCTGCTAAGTGATTTTTAGCTTGTTGTATATATCCCATAACTTTATTTCCAACAATGTTTCTTATATGTGTTCTTGGATTGCCAAGCATAGCAAAATATCTCCAGCTATCTAGTTTTTGCATTGTAGTCATTGGAACTTGTTGTCCTAATTGTTTATATACATTATTTAATGCTTCTTCCTGATTAGTCGCTTGTAATATCTCTTGTTGCATTTCAGGTGTAAATTTAAATCGTTCTTTTACTTTAGTTTTTTCTAATTTATCATTTAATTTATCAATGCTCCTTTGAATCCATACAACTTGTCCTTCTGGTGTACTATGATTTAATATACTTAAAGCTTGTACTGTTCTACCTGCTTCAGTTCCTGCCATAGCACTTGTTTGTATTGCATCTTGTAATTTTGCTTTATCGCCTACTTTTGAATAGTACTCTATCAATCTTTCACTTGTCGCTATATCTGTTGCTGTTATTCTATCTCCATTTCCTAGCTTTCCTTTTAATGTTTCTAAACTATTATCAACACCATTTGCTTCAATATTCATATCTGCTCTTTGTAATTGTTTTAAATTACTATCTGGTATGTAAGTATCAGAATTCATTAATTGCTTTGCTACTGCTTTAGCTTCTGCTGTAGTGTTTGAGCTTTCAATAACAGACCTATAAAATTGTCTACTTTTTTTATTATCTGTCGGTCTTTCCATTTGAGAATAATCTATTTCTTCTCCTGGAGTTGGTAAATTTATAGTTTCTTTACTATTTTTATTTTGTTCTATATCTTTATTAGTTGGTAAATTAACTTGTTCTTTTTCTTTATTATCAAAATCCTCTTTGGTTGGTAATATTTTCTTTTCTTTTATATTCAAATCTTGCATATTTGTAGTAGTTTCATCAGATTTAAAGTTATTTTCTAAATATTCTTCCCCATTTGAACTATCAATGTTTTCTTGACTATTGACATTAGAGTTATCTTGTGGTATATTTTCTTTATGAGAGGTTCTGCCGTCTGATTTTTCAGACATAGATAAGCTTGTTTTATCTAGGGCAGAGCCTCTTTTTATTTTAAAATTATCTATATCATAAGCAAAATTTCCATTTTTATCTTTTCTAACTACAAGTCTAGCTTCATAATTTTTATAGTCCACTATTTCTTGGTTTGTATTTCTGATAGGATATGTTAAATTGACACTATAATAATCAAATCCTTCTTTCCCTCTATTTGTTCCTTTATAATTATCTTTAGAAGCTTCTTTGTTTTCTCGTGCAATTTCAATTATTTCTCCATAATTTCCAGCTATTCTCTTTTTTAATAATGAACTTTTATAATTATGATATCCATCATGAAGGAATTTTCCTATATCTCCTTTTTCAATTAAAATTTTTTTTGAATTTCCCTCATTTATATATTCTATCCCAAGCATATTTTCTAATGTTTTTTTTACATCTCTTTCAATTGGTTTATTTCCATTAATATCCTCAGAAATTATAGTTTCTTCTCCATTGTCTAATTTTCCTTTTAAATAATTTGTTTCACTATTTAGACTACTACTATTATTATAAGCATCAGTCCATTTATTATATAAATCCTCTATAAATTGATTTTGATTTGTATATCCTCTAAATTGATGCCATAAATATTTTATTTCATTGTATATTCTTTTGAAAAATCCTGGATTATCTTTTTGTATATGATTAATAAATTCTTGATTACCAAATAGTTCACCTGAAATATCTGCTAATGCTTCTTGATTTATTTGATTTTCGTTATATGCTCCTATTAATTTTTGTACTGCATTATCAAATTCAGGATTACTTTTTCTATATGTTTCAATCATTTTTAACATATCTTCATTGCCAATTGCATGTGTTAATTCATGTACTGCTATAAACTCTCCTGCTCTATTAGAATTAGGATTAATAGTTATTACACCATCTTCATACTTACCATTAATCATCTTTCCATCTTCAGTCGTACCTAAGTCTTTTACTCTTATATCTATATTTTTGTCTTCTACTATTTTTTCTAACATTTTTACATAGTTTTGAGTGTCTTTGCTATTATTCCAATCAGTATTTTCAACTATGCTTTGTCTTAATTCATTTACTTTATCATTATTTGATTTTGCAAATTGGTACTTTTCATATTCACTATCATTGTTGCTGTTTTCTTCGATTGAATTATTAGCAGTATTTTTGTTTTCTGATTCAACTCTTTTTATTTCCTCTAGCATATTTCTAGCATTGTCTTCAGATTGCTCTATTTCTTTTGTTGTTAATTTAGGTGATAATAACTTGCCTTCATCATAATCCTTACTTATTTGCTCTAACAACTCTTGTTTTTGAGTGTCATTATAATCATTTTCTTTTATTTGATTATTATATTCATTTTCAATGGCTTTCTTCTTTATTAAGTCTTTTTGTTCCGTTTCTATTAATTGTTCATAAGTTTCAGTATCTGTTTTATTAAGACCTGTCATAAAATCTTGTCCATTTTTAGTAGTTGAATACATTCCTGGAGCTTGCATAATAGCTGATGATACAAAAGCACTAAGCATAGCTTCAGGAATATTTTGGTCTTTAATTAATTGTCCTAACCCTTCATCTTGCTTATATGTTAATTTTTGTGCAATTGCTTGACCGATTCCTCCTACTAATTCTTCTACTGATTCACCACCAGCCTTAACTCCATATTGAATTAGATTTTTAGCTAATGTAGAGCTTACTTTATTTGATAAACTTTTAGCTATTTTATCATCTAATCCTAAACCTGATTTACCATATCCTATGGCATCTGTCCATTTTCCTAGACCTGCGAACATAGCTTCTGTTCCCGCTTCTATTGCACCAGCTAAATGACCATATATTGCTGATTTCCCTCTTGCTTTTTTTCCTTCTTCACTATTTAAGTATTCTTCTATACCTGAATTATATCCGTCTTTAATAGCTTTATTATATTGTTCATTTAATGCTTCTACTTCTCCTGATCCTGAAGATGATATAAAAGTAGTTCCTGTTGTAGCTGCAGTTGCTGCTGCAGTACCTAATACTCCTGCTCCAGCACCTATTGCTGCTTGAAACCCCGTTCTTGATAATTGTTGAACAAAGTTTTGTCCCTTTTCTCCTAATAATGTATCTTTATCAGTAACGTCTTTTATTGTCTTAGTTACTATATTATTATCTGTATCATTTTGTAATACATTTTTTCTTATTCTATTGGCGTTATCTTTATCTCCAGTTGCTTCAACAATATCTGCTATTCTGTTTGATGTCCAGTCTGAAATACCCTCGCCTAATCTTGATACGCCCTTAATCATATTATTAAAAGTACTAACTGCTGTAGAGCCTAGTGTCTTTGCAATATCTCCAAATTGATAACCATCGCTAAAAGCTCCAGCTTGAAATATACTGTTATTTGCTCCACTTTGTTTTTCAAAATCTTCTCTTGTTGGCAAATTAATATTTTCATTTAATGTTTTTTGTTCTTCTTCTCTAACTTGTAAACTGTTATTATAAGCTGTATCGTCTAAACCTTGTAAATACTTTTTTCTTTCTTTTTCTGATAATTCACTTAAATTAAAAAAAGGCATTAATTTCTCCTTTCTAAACTATCTACTTGCTCCTATTCCATAAGATGCTAATAATGCTTCAGGAGTAGCATATGTTTTGCCAGTTCTTTTGTCTCGAAAAATGTTTTGTATTCCTGGTCCTTGTAGGACTTCCATATTATTTTTTAAAATGTTTTGAGCATTATTTTGAGCATTGTTTTGTATAGAATTTACAGAACTGGAACGTCCTCCTGAAGAGCTATTTGATCTTCTTCTTGCTATTGCTAATTGTTGTCTTTGCATTGATTCTGAAGCTTGATTATGTCTTCTTGTTTCTGCTAATCTGGCTCTTTCAAGTTCTAATTGTCTTCTATATTGTTCTTTTTGTCTGTCATATTCTGCTTGCCATTGATTTGATTTTTCTCTATTTTTTCTAATTTCATTCAATGTATTAATTCCATATTGATAGTTACTAATTTGTCTATTTAAGTCTTCTGATATATTCTTATACATGTTTTGATATTTAGTATCGTATAACTGTTGTAGTTGTGTTTCTCTTTGATTTCTATTTTCAATCAATGTATTTTTATATTGAAATCCTTGTAAACTATTTTGAGCTTTCTGCAACGCTACATTACTCCATAATTCAGCTAATGCTGTAGAATTAGTGTTTCTTGCATTTGTTATTTGTGCATTATAATCAACTAATGCATCATTTAGACTTTGTTTAGCTGTTGCTACTCTGTTTTGCCAAGTATTATAAGCATTGCTTTGATATGTCTCACTATAACCACTATTAGCTAATCCTCGTGAAGCTCTTAATTCTGCTTGAGCTCCATATGGATTTATTGCATTTCTATAATCAATATAGCTACCTCTTTGCTCGTTTTGATAATTTCTTTCTGCTCTATCTTTTTGAGTATTTATATTATCTATTGTAGCTTGCGTTTGTTGATTCATTGCTTGCTCTCTTTTAGCATAGCCTTGGTCTAAAGCTTGATTTACATTATTATAATGACTATTTACATCATTTATTGTTTTATTATACTCAGCATTTGATTGTGATATTTTTTCTTGTCTTTCTCTTTCAATATTAGTTAGTCTGCTATCATTGCTATCTATTTTAGTTTGACCATTATAAGAATTTACAAAGTTATTTCTTATATTATTTTCTAGACTTCTGATTTCATCAGAATCCCAAGCATTAGCCATATATTCCTCCTTATCTCTTTACATATCCACCTACATAACATTGAACTGTAAAATCATACAATCTTAATGTTTTATCACTTTCAAACTTAAATTGTATCGTTTTCCATTTTTTCTTCTTTATTTTAGGCACTATGTATCCTTTTATATTAAGATATTCATTTATTACTTCCCATTCTTTGTTATCTATTCTTGTGTATATTTTGACTTTTTCACCATCTAAGTTTAATATTGAACCTTTTTTATTTGTAACTTTTTGACTTACTGGATTTTCAAAAAAGTCTTTGCAAGTACTCCAATATGACAAAAACTCTTCATCAGATTCTCCTGAGAACGTCGAAATAGCTCCGTTTTCAAAACATATATATATTTTGTCATTCAATACTGTTGCGTAGCTTATTTTCTCTTTAAAATCCCAATAATACCATTCATATTCATTATGAGTAATATTATTCCATTGTTGCCTTGAATCTGCTAAATAACAATGATTATCAATAAATATTAATAAGTATCCTTGCCATTCTGCTATAATTGGATTTTTATAGTTGTTTTCTTGTAACATTTTTGAATCTATCAAAGAACTTCTATGTCCTGTTATCTGTTCCATATCATTAATTGTAGAACTCGTTATTCCTTCTAGCCCATAATCACTAAAGAAACATATATCATCGTTAAAATTAACTGCTGTACTTATGCAACCTAAACTAATATTACTGTGTTGACTAGGATATTGAACATCTGCTGTATAGTCTACCTCTGTGCCTTTATCAGCTTCTGTTTTAGTATTTAATGCATTAGCTCCCATAATGCTTGGAACATGATAGAATATACTTTGTTGACTTTGAGTTGGTTCTTTAAATACCCAGAGTTTTCCTCCACCTGCTGACAATGCTTTGATCAATGCACCGTCCATTCCCTCTTGCAATGCCGAATTGTCTGGGATATATGTTGGGTCATTTAACTCAGAATAAAATAAAGTATTTGGATAATCTTCATTTCCTGCAAAAAATATATGATTATCAAATACTTCTAAAACATTACATTTTTCAATTCTATTTCTATGTCCTTCAACGTCTTTAGCAAAAGTAATAATTACATCTTCTTCTCCATCTGTATAAGTTGCTGCTGGAGCTTTTTGAAATGTTATAAATCCTTGTTGTGGATGCTCTGTAAAGTTGCTCACTATGCTTCCATTTACTACTACACTTACACTGCCTGTTCTGAATGAAGGTACATCTAAATAATAGTCTGTTGATTTACCATCACTAACAAATCCATTTTTTCTGTATGGTGTTAATAGATTTATTGGTAAGAATGGTTTACCACCACCTTCTGGTTTTCTAGCGATACTTGTTTCAGGTATATATCCTTCAACCTCTTTTAAATTACTTCCATCGTACTGATAATACTTTAATCCATCTTTTATGTATAAAATTGAATTAAAAATAAAAGATTGTGATTTAAATGGATTCATTCCTATTTCTTTTATAGTTCTTTTTGTGTTATCTCTCATATTGATATCAATTAGTTTTGTATCTACATGAACTATACAATGTTGAATATTCGCTACTTTTAAAAAATGCATTCCATAGATTTTTCCATCTAATTTATACATCTCTTTTAATCCTGGTCTACTAGAAATACATTTTCCTAATTCTTTATAATTTTTCCATATATTTATAGATTCAGGAGAACGATAAGCTGATACATTGTTGTTTGAGAAATCAACTCCTAAAAAATCACTATATCTTCTTGTAACTAAATCTCCACTTGCCATAATTAATCAACTCCATCTTCTATAATATATATTCCTTGTGCTACTCTTGGGTCTAATCCGTTCTTTAACTCTTCATATCTTGACTTGAAATAAGCTCCATAATTGCTACTTACATCATTCATCAGAATATGATAAGCAATGCCAAACTCTAATACATCTATAGTTTGGTTATCCATTTTAATTTTAAAATCATCATCAGTATCATCTTTGATTTGATTTAGATATTGATAGTAGTATATTTTCGCTTTTCCGTCTTCTAAAAATGTTACATATTGATCTATTATATTGTATGAAACACCAGATATCTTTTTTAGTAGTCTAAAGTTATCTAAGTCTTCTATTAAATTAATTTCCATTCCTTTAGTAACTTCAACTTCTTCTAAAGTAACATGAGAAGTTAATTTATCAAGTTCATTCATTACACTATTAGTTGATACATTAAATTTATTTTTGTAATCTGTATCTGAAGTGTAGCCTATTGCGTTTGGTTCATATTCTTCAATCAATTTATATACATCTTGCTTTATTTCTCCTAATGTTTTAGCCATATTCTAAGCTCCTTTATATATTTTCCCCTAATTCTTCTTTGTTGAATTTATGGTTATCATCTTTATAATCAGCTCCTACAATATCCTCAATGCATTCTAAATCATTCTTTACTTCTGCTACTGAAACAACATCATACTCAGGCAATACATATCCTTTTTGTTCATTCCATATAAGCCTTGTTCCTTCTTTTAATTCTATTGTAACTGTTGATTTCTCTTTAATTTTCATTCCATCAATTTCATCTTCAACATTTATTTTGGTTGTAAATATATTGTTTTTGATTGTTTGATGTATTTTTCCGTCCTCTGTTTTATCATCAATATCAGTATCTTTCTTTCCAACTAATCCT